CCTGTTAACCAACCATGTATCTCACGATAGTTCTCTAAGTTTTCATCAATCATAAAATCTACATTTAAAGAACCATATGTTAAATTATCTCCAGGTATTGGTATAGTTTTTAATGGTGTATCTTGTGAAGTTTCACCCAATGTAATACCAGGTATGTTTACAGATGTACAGAAAAATTCTACTTTGGGCAGTTTAGTAATATTAAACTTAAACTGTGTAGCAGCTGCGTAATCTAACTTAGTTGGTTGTCTAGTAAGTGAATTTAGTTCTGTCATGGTGTAACATCTATTGTAAACCTATTCGCATTTTCATCATAATCAATAGTAGAATTGCCTACAAAAGAGGCGTCATCATCTGACCAGGTAAGATATAAATCTAATGAACCTATTTGTTGTTGATTATCACTTTCACTTGCTTGTCCTGTCAGTTGTGCTGACCTTCCTTTTCTTGTGCCAGATTCTTCATAATAATAAAAATACTCTTTTTGTCCTTCATTGTTTAGAACCAAGTAATGTTTAATGCCACTAGTATCATCGCCATCTACATTGTAAACAGGTTGTTTAGTGCCTACATTAATTATATCAAATGCTAATAAAGGTATTAGTGTACCTATCTCATTGCCAAGTATTGAAACACCATCATTAAACACCAATTTTCTTGAATATAAAAGAATATACTTATTTACAGGGTCTTGAAAATAATCAGTAAATTCTTCTAATGCTTTATCTGTAATTGTAATTGCCATAGTACTATTTATAAAGAACCTTAGGTTGGCAATCACCAGGTTCGATAAATATTTTAGCATTTTTTAACGATTCTGTATGATTTCTATACTTATCTTCAGCAGAAGTAATTACTATTACCTCTCTGTTTACACCCTCATAAGAAATATTAATAGATTGAATATCATCATCTTGATTTATTGTAGATGTAGGCCTTTTAGTTTTTATTCTGTGTACTAATACAAACTCTTGATATACCCAATTCCAAAACAATACCTTACTATGATTTTCTTCTGGAAAATATGAATGTATATTAAATGCAAATACTTTGCGACCCCTATTACCCCAAAAAGTATTTGTTCTTAAATATTCCCAATGGTCATTTTTTGCTGGTTTTTGTATATCTACTACTCCTTCTATTGGTGTGCAACTTTCAATTTCGTGGGCCTCATTGTTTGGATAACAATATGTGCCATTTTTCATTTCTTCTCGTAATTTTTTAGTATTAACTTTCATTTTCATATAATCATCTACATAAAACTCATTATCACTTTCATATGCCATTTTCATTTCTTCATGATTATCTACAATGCCTAAATGAAATCTAATTCCTATAGGATATTGACCATACACTTTCATATGAGTTTTATCTTTATACATTCCATTCAATAACCACTTATGTACTGTATTATCTATTATCATTGCATATTAATTGTTAGTGATAGTCTAGGACCATCTGTGTTTTTTACATAATGTTTAGTTCCTTTAGGTATGTATAATACATCTTCAGGTGGCAATATAACATCTTCAGTTTCATTTAAAACCCAATGAGAAGTGCCATAAATTTGTTTTACATAAACATCATATAGTGGGTGGTCATGACTTTTAAAACCACCTTTACCTTGTTTACTCATATAAAAATTGCCATACACAGGATAAAATGCAAAGCTATCTGATATTGCACCTTCTAACATTCTTAATTCTTCAGTTAAATCAAAAATATTAGACATTATAATTGTATGACCTTTTTCATAGTAATCTAATATCTTAAAATACTCTAAGTATCCTTCAGAATCAAACATTCCTCTGTGTTGAGATTCACCATCATAAGAGTTTATAACTTCTATACTAGGAGACTGTGTATGAAACTCATGGGGAAATCTTCTTCTCATTTTCCAAAAATTTAACACATCTTTTTCTTCAATATGTAAAGTATATTCTTCTAGTAATTCTTTAAATTCTAATCCCATTGCAATTGTCCTCCTTTACTAACATAAGAATACCAACCAGTAAATATTTTTTTCTCTGTTTTAAAACTAGGCATTCCTCTATGTGTATGTGTAAAGTCTGATGGCCAGAATAATAACAATCCTTTTTCAGGTTTCATTTTATATTTCTGATATAGAAAGGCAGTTTCACCACCGTCTTCACATTCATTTAAATACATCATCCAGACCAACATTCTTTTAGTACTCTCAATACTACCTCTTTCAGCATGCCAACCATTATATGCATGACCTTTTGGATATACTTGATAATTAAAGCCAGGGTCCATTTTAAATGCACCACTTTCTTTTAACATAGGATATGCCTGTATATACTGGTCTAATGCAAATTGAATCCATTCTAACATATAATTTATTTCTGGAACATTTAAAGTAGGCCAAGTTATATCATTTTCAATACATTCTTTATAAGCATGAGTTTTACCATCCCAATTTTCTAATTCACCAGTAGATGAGTTCATAGTAGCGCCACCTCGCAAATCTAAAGTATTAGCCCAATCAATAACAGGATTAATAACATCATCAGGCGCATAATAACCCTTAATGAATAATCCATCTTGTTTGTTAATTTCGTGTTCTTTTATATCACTCATACTCACATGCCATAATTTATAATATTATATAGTTATTTATACAAGTTTTAGATGTGAAAAGGGGCGTTCATCACGCCCCAATTCGTTTTACTATTGAAAGTAAAGATTACATTAAGTTTGCAACCTGTACTCTACGGTAGTATCTGTTAGCGTTTGCAGAACCACTACCGTTAATAACAGCAGCGTCGCCTGTACCAGCTTCAGCAAATGGGTTAGCTTGTAAACCATATCTGGTTTTAAACCCAATTTTTGGTTGGAAAGTATCTTGACCAACAGCACGGACCATTTGTAATGGTACATACGGACAGTAGAACATTCCACTATCATATGGTGAAGAACCTTTGTAACCTACTACAAAGTATTGTTTAGCAGTGTTATTTGCAGAATATGGGTCAATATAAACTTTATATTTACCATTCAGAACACCAGCAAAAGTATTACCTGTGTCATCAACATTTAGATTGTTGTTTAACGCAGGAGCGTAATCTAATACACCAGCCATTTGAAGTGCAGAAGCAACATCAGATGAACAGATTATCATATTACCTTTCCCTCTACGAGTTCTTTGTGCAATAGCATTAGCTTCTCTTTCTACTTGGAACATAAGTCCTTTGAATCTTTCAACACTCCAACGACCGTTAGAATCTGTATCAAGGTCAAATATACCTTCACTAGTTGTATTAACTGTTCCAGTATTTGCAGAAGCACCTTTTTCAGCGTTTTTGTAGATAGTTCTAACTACTTCACGGTTGATTTCAGCTAGAATTTCACTTGATAAAATATTAGCAAGTTCAGTTTCAGCGTCAAGTCCATGAATCGCTTTCAAGTCTTGTGCAAGTTCCATTGTGTATTCAGCTTTCAACGCTCTTGATTTAGCAGTTACAGTTGATTTCTCAATACTGAACGCCATTTCAGCAAACGCATTACCTGAATCTTCACCTAGAGATTCAGCCGCAGCTGTACTCATACCAGTACCAGATGTAAAGGTACCAGGTGAACCGTCATTTAAGACAGCAGGGTTAGTTCCAGAGTGAGCTGTTTCTGAGAAACCATCAACAGCAGAACCAGTCGCATTACGACCAGAAAAGTCTGTATCAGCTTCATCAAATAAAGCCTCTGTGCCACTCATGTTAGTATATCTTGAACGCATTGCAAAGATAAGACCTGTTGGTCCTGTCATTGGTTGTACGCCACAGATATCATAAGCAATAAGATTTGGCATAGCTCTTCTTACTAAAGAAATTAGGATAGGATCCCAATTACTTACACCAGAACCAGTTTGGTTAGTTGGTGTTTCAGCAAGGAAAGCTTGGTCTTCTTTAAGAGCCCTTTCTTGGTTCTCTAAGATGACTGAAGTTACGGCACGCTTATAACTATCCTTTACTTCAGGAAGTTCCGGATGGTCTAAGACTGGCTGCCATTTCTTTTCATAAGTTTCCGATAAGTACATATCTTCTTCTCTCCTTTGTTTAGTTACTTAGATATTTTAATATCTTTTGTTTTACTAATTGCGTTGGTATATGCAGCCATAGCATTCGATAAATCTTCGTTAGAATTTTCATCGCCCACCGCAACATCATCTATGTCTGTGTTATCCACAGACTTCTCAGCTTTTTGCCCAAAGTAAGATTCCTTAATGGTTTCTACTTTTTTTGCAAAATCTTCTTCAGAAGAATACTCAACTCCTTCTACGAGACTGTCGAATTTTTCTTTAGCTGTATCAGCTAAGTCTTTAGAATTTTCATCAATGATTTCTTGGCGTTTATAGCCACCATTAACTTTATTCATTTCAACATTCTTCTCAATTTCTTCGTTAAGTTTTTTCTCTAATCCCTCAATCTTAGAAGCTTGGTCTTCAAGAACATCATATTTCTCATCTGGGACATCAATATAGTGGTCTTCAAATAATTTTTTGAGTCCACCGATGAAGTCCTCAGCGATTTCGCCCTTAATACCTCTTTCTAGTGCTAACTTGTTTTCTTTCATCCATTCTTCAACAACATAGTTTAAGTATGAATCAACCTTTTCAGTTAGTTCAGATTTAGATTTTGAGATTTCTTCTTCAAATTTAGTATCATATTCAGACTGTAATCTCTCTTGTTCTGCTTTTACTTTAGAAGTAATTGCAGCTTCAAAGATTGTAGCAGCCTTTGTTTTAAATTCTTCAGATAGGTCAGCGTCTCCTACTAAAGCGTCAATATCAGATTTAATGTCTAAAGCGTCTTCTTCAGTTTCTTCACAATGAGAAGCTTTAATAGATTTTTTATATCCAGCCTTCATGTGTTTACCTTCTTTTTCCACTTCTTCTTCTTCAACATCTTTTTTGATATCTTTCTCTTTAGATTCAACAACCTCATCTTCAGATTCAGCTTCTTCATGGTATCCAGCTTTCAAGTGTGATGGTTCCCCAGCTACTTGAGCACTTTTAGATACTGTGTCAGAAACTTGTTTAACTTTCTTCGTACCGTCAGCAGAATTACTGTCTGTTGGTTTAACAACAGGTGCGCCTAAATCTTCAGCGTCATTTGAAAGATGACTAGGTTCAGCTGCAACAGCATTCTTTTTAGGAGCGTCAGCGTTTGGATTCGCTGAAGCTTCTACGATAGCGTCAGTTATTTTTTCTGATTCTGCCATTGAAAATCTCCTCTTATTAATTGTTATAACAATATAAATTTCTAAACTTTTTTAAGAGTTCAGGTAATATTTATAATATTATAGTTTTCTAATAAACGAATCAAAGATTTCTAGTTTTTTTTCTTCTAGTTGTCTTTTCTTCGTATTAATCACTTCCATCTTCCACGCCTCAATGTCTTTCTCGACAAGGAGACCGTTGTCCCATACCCATTCTTTACCTTCCATAATGCCTTCTACGAAAGCGGCTGGTGCCGAAGGGTCTGCTACAATGTCAGCGGCAGTAGCTAGCATGAAATCATCTTTCACATAGTTAGCGCCGTTTCTTTGCATGATGGAACCCATTCCCCTTGATGATACTCCTAATTGAGCACCCTCATCAATAAGACCTTTCACAATCTTACCATAGGGCGTGTCCATGATTTTAGCTTCACCAATAAAGTTATCACCATCTGGATAAAGTTTCTTAATCATATGAGAAACTCTTTCTAGATTAACAGTAGGTCCGTCAGGATGTCCTAACTCGCCAAATGCACGATTTTTATTGATAAATTCTTTATTGTATCTTGTTACTTCTTTCATTAAGATATCTTTAGGGTATACTCGCCCATTACGATTCTTGATGTTAGACTGTAAAAAAACACCTTTAATCTTGTATTCTTTCTTGCCGTTCTTATCTTCTTCTACAAGATACTCGGCATTTGATACTTCTTCTGAAATTAATTTCATTAGTGTACTCTCTCTCTTTTCTTATATACTATTTATACAAAGTTGTACTTTAAATGCACAAATTTATCTAAATTCTACTAATATAGTATAATTATCACCAGAAACAAAATTTCTAGTTGTTAATAACACATCACCTGTTGGTATTGTAGCATTGTTTACAATGCCATCACCAAATGTTCTTAAATCCCAATGACCTTGTCCGTTAAGCACGACCATTGTTGAATTGGTTGTTCCTCCCCATAATAACTCAACACCAGCATTACTGTTTGTTGTGTTAATAGAATACCATATTCTTGCAAGTACTTTAGTAGCGTCTTCAGTCATTGCATTAGTATTTGAAGCGTCAATCTTCGTAACTAATGATTCACCAGTGCCATCTGATATGTTAGTCATTTTACTAACATGTTTGACACCTGCTATATCAGCAATTGTTTGTACTGATGTTATATCTGCCATAATTTAACTCCTATTAACTATTTTCACCCATATCTACTTTTTGTAGTGTCAATAATGCAAAACCAGATGAAGCATTAGTTGTAATTGCCTCAATGTCTCCACCAGTTGCACCTGTATTAGTTGCTGTATTTTTAATTACAGCACCATAATAATGTCCTGAACCACATAAGTTTATTGCCTCAACATCAGCTGAAGCACCTTTAAATTCTAATTTACATTCTCCTAAACCTACACCATATACAATGTTTGTAATGTGAAGTTTAGCGCCGTTCGTATGTCCACTCAATCCTGAAGCGTCCACGGCTGCAGCTGTTGTAGCGGCGTCGGCGTTCCAGGTGAGTAATACTTTGGCGTGTGTCTTAGTATCTGCTAATATTTTAGTTGTTACTGCCATAGTTTCTTTACACCTCTAATTTTAATTGTTCTCTTACTTCTAATTCTATGTAATCTAACAATGTTTCTTTTGTTATATCATGTGAAGAAACAATTGTCTTCACACAATCCTCTATATTTTCACAAAAGTTATCATCTTGATAACTTCCATTATCATGTCTATTATCTAACATCTTATAAAACTCATTGACTGCCTTTTTCATTTTAGGTGTCAATGACATATAAGCATTTGAATCACTTACATTAAAGTCTTCAAATATATTACTTGTTTTCATCAGTTGTCAAATCTATATCTACTGAACCATCTTTTGCTGTTGATACAGAACCATCTTGTTCAAATGTTCCTGGTTCAGCAATTTCTGGTTTAGGGTCACTAAAAGCTTCTGCCTCAGCAGGTATAGATTGAGCAGTATTAAACATTTGTCCTGCCATCTCTTTTCTTTTAGCGTCTAGTCCAGTTGCAACCTTAGCTCTTAATGCTGTTTTAAATGCTTCACCAGCATTTGCATTATCACCTGTTGCAAGTTGGTCAATAAAAGTTTTTACTTCTTCTGTCATAACTATCTCCTATTAAATTGGGGTATCATCATCTTGGTCTGCTTGTGCAAACGGAGATGAAATAATACCATCATCAATTTCTTGTTTGATTTGTTTATCCATTTCTTGAATTTCTGATTCAGATTGTTTAAGTACATTCTTTCTCATGTATTCTACTGAAAAGTATTTGCCTACCATATCTCTCATTTCATTTACTAATGCGATTCTATCTCTCATCAATTCAGCATGTTTTAATTCGGCGAAATGACCATCTTGTAAGAAATCGTATTGTAAGTTGTGAGAAATTGTATGCCAATCATCTTCAGAAATAACTTTCTTCAAAATTAACTGTGTCTTTAACAAGTCATTAAATAACTCTGTAAATTTCTTTCTTAATCTTTGTACAAACTTAGTAAATTTTAATTCATCTCTAGTTATTTCACTAGCACGACCTAAATTAAACCCTTGTGAAGATTCTAATCTACTTACAGGAACATTCAATGAACGATACAGTTTCTTTTGAAAATATTCGATATCAGCAATTTCACCTAAGTTTTGTCCACCTGGTAATGTTGAGATATCAGTTCCTCTACCACCTTCTCTTGACGGCAACCAAAAATCTTCGAGCATAGACATATAATTTCTATCATCTCTAATTTCACCAGTTGAAGCGTCATATACTAATTTGTTACGATATCTTGCCATAACATCTCTTAGATATTGTTCTGCTTTAACTTTTGGTAGGTTACCTACATCTATTTTAAATATTCTTCTTTCTGGCGCCCTTGCAATTCTGTATATTACAACAGCGTCCTCTATCATTCTGAGCTGATTGACAGGTTTGATTGCCTTATGCAAATAAGACATAACAATATTTTTTTGTTGGTCTACTAGACCACTAGGGCAAAACGATATTGTATCAGGTGCGATTTTAACTCCACCGCCAGATGTTGTACCCGATACGCCCTTTTCGTTAAATAAGTAATACTCTACATATTCATCTACAATATCTAGATTTGCTGACCCTTCAGGTCTTTTCTTTCTTACTTCTCTAATCTTTTTAATTTTTCTAGGGTCGATATATTTAAGTTCTGTAATACCTGTTATAGGTGATTTTCTATCAATAATCTTTTGATAGTATATACGACCATCAACATACCATCTTCTAAAGATGTCATGTCCTTTTGTATTGAAATTCATAAGTTTCAAGATACCAGAAAATTCTTCTTCAATTTTTCTTCTAATATCTTTACCATAAGGTAAAAATTCTGTATTTACTCTTACAGGTTCTTTAAGTTCATTTGCAACAACAGCTTCGTTTACTATATCTTCGACAGCCATATCACATTCAGGATGTAAAGAAATTTCTCTATATCTACGAATGAGGTCTGCCTCAGATTTGGCAGTACCTTCCATGTCAAGGTACTGACCAAAGTAACCACCGGCGGCGACGGTTTGTGTTCCGTCATCCGCCTGGGCTGTTGTGAACGATTGTTTAGGGTCTTCAGTTTTTTTAACTCTCGTTATCTGAAAACCAAATAGTTCAGCCATAATATTTTCCTCTATTAATATTAATAATATTTATACCAATATTAAGTAGTTGTATTTGTATCAAAGTACTGATAATTAAATGTTACATCAAATTCCTCAATTGCATTGTTAGTACCATAGCCTAATGCTATAGAAGCTATTGTTACAGGATGAGCACCTCTTAATGTATAACTTTTAATTGTTGCACCGTTTCTGTCAAGTTGGTCAACAAAAGCGTCCACTTGATAATCAGCAGGATTTGTTAATCCTTCGTTATCAGACATGTTGTTGATACCATTTTGCCATCTTTCAAATGCATTTCTCAATTTAAAGTCTGTGTCATTTATTACAGTAATTGACCAGTCAGCAATTACTCTATCTCCAGCAATTTTAATATCTCTACCACGAAATGGTACAGATATACTACCGATAGTCATATCAGGTAAACTTGTTGCTGAACATAAAAATGCTAGTTCTTCTATTTCACCACCTACTTGAGCGTAACCAGGAAAAGGCATTGTTACCTTAAACTGATTAGGTCTAGCGCCTCCGCCTGATAGTTTCGCTTTAAAATCTGTTATACTTGCCATTTTTTAAATCTCCCTTATCCTGCGACTTCTTCAAATGCTACACCTGTTCTAGTTGCAACAAACTGAAGTTTTATGAAGTTAATTGAACGATTAGGTTTGACAAATATTTCTGCCACAAATTCGTTTCTATCAACAACATCGCCAGTGTTATTTGTATTATCACAAACTACTAAGAAGTCTGTAATACCCCTACGCCCTTGTACTTCTCTTAGAAACGGTTCAACGATTGCTCTAAAGTTAGCCCTTGTAAATTCATCATTAAACTCAAAGAGTTGGAATTTAGAAGCAGTTGAAATCGCTTTTTCTAATGTAATGAATAGTCTTCTTACATTGATTCTATCAAAAGCACTTGGTGATGATAATGCTGTTTTATCTCCAAACAGAACAGTTCCTTGTCCTGGGAAAGTACAAACAGGATTAACTCGTTTCATGTATAACTCATCTCTTTGTGTTTTATTTGGGTTAAACGCAAGTTTAACAGAACCTCTTATATTCCCTCTGTTGAATCCAGCAGGTGAGAACCAAGAATCTGCTACTAAGTCTGTTCTTGCAGATAGACCAGCAATGTCTCCGTTCAAAGGAACGAATCTATACACATCACTATATTTGTCATACATATATTTGTATCCACTATCAAATACACAATAACTAGATGAACTTCTAGAATTAAAGAATGATATTACATTAGTTTTTTGTGTTTCTGAATTTGATATATTTACTACATCTGCTCTTTCTGGACTTGCAAATACAACAGCGTCTTTTCTATTTTCAGCAATTGTAATTAAGTTATCGACATGAGCGCCGTTACCAGAACCAGCAATGATTAAACCAACATCTACTGTTTCAGCGTCTTGGTATTTTTCATATGCAGTTTTTACTTGTCCAGTTGTTGAAGCCGAACCATCAGCACCACCAGATAGTGATTCTAATGTTGGTACTGCTACAGCAGTAAATGTTGTACCAGCTGCGTTTGAGCCCCAATTAGTACCTGCTGTGTTATGGTCCATCCAATATACATGTTCAGATTTTGCATAAATTACATCTGGGTAATAATTAGTATCTCCTTGAGGAGATTTAGCGTCAGCCGCTTTTGATAATTTTTCAAATGTTTCTAAAACTTGACCAGGTACGCCAGTAACTTCTCCATCTTCATCTACTACGACAACATGAATTTCATCATTGACCCCTGAACGCTCAGAAGCATAAGTAGAAGTACCAGGACCAGTACCTACTGAATCATAGTATTTCCATCTTCTTCTAATATTTCCGCCATCGGTTAAAGTTGTGTGTAAACCACCACTTCCACTTTCTTTTTGAACAATTGTCAAAGTATGTGTGTTAATAGCGGTTACTCTATATTGATGTCCATCATCATAGTCATTAGTTGCAGCTGTTGTTGAAAAAGATACAATATCTCCAACCACAAATTGAGCACCATCTGTTGTTACAACAGTTGTATCTCCGACAGCAGTTGAAGCGTCATTTACAGTTGTTACGCCTTCTTCTTCATATGCAGTTGCACTAGGACATGTGGATACCAATAGACTATTCCCATGAGCACCAGCCGTCCTAGCTGCAAAAGTTCCGACAACGCCAGAACCATCAGCATAGTTATCCTGATAATGGGTAGTATTTTTAATCTGTATTCCACTTCCTGATGTAGAAGCGTTTACAAGATTAGTCTGTGCAGCTCGTACTACTCTTAATGAGTTAGAGTATTGTAAAAAGTTAGCAGCTGAAAAAAAGTCTTCAAAGTTAGTTGAATCTGGTTTTCCAAATGTTGCTACTAAATCATTTTCACTAGATATACTTACTATTTCATCTAAAGGTCCTTTACGGAACTCACCAGCAAAAGCGCCGATAGAAGTTGAAACAGCAGGAATAATCCTAGTTAAATCTCTCTCTTGTACGAGAACACCAGGTGATACTTGAAATGCCATAAGGTTATTCTCCGTTAATTTAATATTAAATTAGTGACCATAGTTGTATTATTCATACTCCATAAATAAAAAATTTCACTGCTTCTATTTATAATACTGATAAAGTCTAAACCCTATTCACCCTTACGAGTTACTGGATGCCAGACAGTTCCATACATATCTACTTCAGTTTCTTCACCAGGTTTTGTGATACCATCATCTACAAAACCAAAAGGAGCCATGTCTTGTTCTATAAGATTTTGTTGTTCAACATATAGTTGATTTCTGATATTTGAATCTGTTAGTTCTTTAAAGTAATCTTGATTAGACAACCAACCAAATATAACTAAACACATCATTAAGTCATCATTACTTCCGTCTTCTGCCTGCCATGATGTACCTCTTTTTGAGAATGTGGACATTTCTTCTATGATATTAAAATCATTTACAATAACTTTGTCTGATTCTAATAATGTCTTAATGTTAGAACAGCCTAGTTTCTTAATTGCTTTTGTCATTCTAACACCGAGAGATGACCCTCGACCAGAAAAACCAGAGCCTAATATTTGACCTGCACGACCTCTTTGAGTTGTCATTAACAGATTTTCATATTCACATTCATATTGTAATGTATCTGATATCTGTTGTCCTAAATCATTTACTTCTACTAATACATGTGCCTTGTTATACCCATTACATACTTGTTGTATGATGTTCGGAAAAACAAATGGTTTAACTTCATTGTTTCTATATTTTGCAACAACACGATAAGGCACTTGTGAACAATCAAATATAACAAATGCTGAATAATCTTTAGTTGTGCCTCGAGCAACATCAACAGTACATACATAAGTTTTATCTTTTTCAGGTTTCTCATACATATCTAATCCACCTTTTGATTCTATCGGCAACATATGTGCCATTGATTTAATTTTAGTTGGTGATATTAAAGTATCAACAGAACCTAAGAAATCACATTCAAACTCTTGTTGAAATTGTTCAGCAGAGGTATTTCGTATTGTTTCTTGTTTCCATTTTTCATCTCGACCAGGTACTTCTGACCAATGTACTTCTATTGGAATATAATTATTATTTTTATTCTGAGCGTCTACCCATAGTTTATAAAACATATTCATACCATGAGGTGTAGATACAATTATCATCTTAGTTTTTTGTCCAGAAGATATTGTAGGATATACAGATGAGAAAAACTGTTCAGCAATATTTGCCGGCACGAAAGCAAACTCATCTAAGAATATGATGTTGTATGAACCACCACGAATTGCACTTGATGATGTTGAGGCGGCCACAATACTTGCCTTGTTTTCTAATTCAATTGACCCTTTGTTCCAGTTAATTACACCTTGTTGTAACCACTTAGGCAAATTCTCATATGCAAGTTGTAATCTACTTAATATATCTCTAGCAGTAGATGATTTGTTTGCCAGTATAGCAATGTTAGAGTTAGGGTTAAATAACGCATAATGAAGTAAATAAGAGACAATGGTTGTTGATTTACCAGACTGTCTAGGTAATTTACATATTGTAAATCTTTCATCATGCATAGTCTGTACCATGTCTTCTTGAAAGCTGTACATATTAAATGGTACAAGACCTTCATCTAATGATACGATTTGTACATAATTTTTAATAAAATAGGTAGGGTCATTTTCGCATTTACGAAATTCTAGAACCTGGTCTTTAGTAAATTCTACTGGAGTATTTACTTTCTTTAAATTAGGATTTCCTAAATAAGCGTCAGACATAATATCCCTCTATGTGTGTATAACCTAATTTTATAGCAGTAGTAACTCTTTGACTACCCTTAACTACTTTTAATAAATTCTTTTTATACTCTTTGCCCAATGCACCAATTGTACCTTGATTTGTACATTTATGCACTTCAATTGGGTTTATCATTTCTTCACCATTTAACATATCTTCTAAAACAAATCCGTGTTTAACAAATGCTAAATCACTTATCTGAAATATCTCTGTGTTTAGTGTTGATGACTTTGCTTTTAGTATCTTCATCTTTTTTTAACATTTTTTGTAATTCAGCAGTTGAACCTACAAACAAAGCATTTTGAATTTTAGTGTCAGCAGTTTTAGGTAATTCTTTTAAATCTTTTAATTTTTTATTTAAATCTTGTAATTTATCAACAGTATCACCTACACTTTTTATTAACTGACCTGCTACTTCATATGCTCTTGGATGTTCTCCTTCTTTTGCAACAGATAATATACCATCTATTGCCTCTTGACCTTTTTGTATTAAATCGTAATACGCCTCTCTGCTGTAATCATGGTCGTTATCAACATCTGTATCTTTATCATCCTTTCTAACGACAGCAGGTGGCTTAGATTCTGGTTTAGAATCTTCAGTTTCTACTCCTAAATATTTGTTTATTATATCATCTGTACTCATATTACTATTTATCATTTCTCCTAGTGAAATGGGGCATACCTGAACCTAATCTTTTATCCCAACCATCATCTGTTACATTTTTTGTTTCTCTATAATGTAAAAAAACTTGACTACAAGACTTCTCTAGTAAAGGTTCTCTCCAATGTTCACATTCAGTTCCTAAATATATCATGCAATCACCAGGTTCTAATAAAACTTCTACACCCTTTTCTCCAGTAGAAATATATTTTTCAACACCATCTACCATTACATGTTTACCATGTTCTGGATTGGGGTCTATGTAAATAGGCCATGGGTCTCCACCTAGATTTAAAGTGCCTGATATTTCACAAGATTTCCTATCTTTATGTCTTTCTAATTCATCTCTCATTCTATAATTTCTAGCATAGGTATACATTTCAGTTAATTCTAATTCTGTTTCTTTTTCAATTCTAGGTTTTAACTGTGTTAGCATGTTGTCAAACAAAAGGTCCCCATATGTGCAATATACACCTTTAGTCTGTGTGTCACTAAAAAATCCATAATCTGCTGAAAAAGGATTTATCATTCTATTTTCTAAAAGAGTAATGCAAACCTTTTCTTTATTTAACATGTAATCATAATAAATTTTTACTGTCTCTTCCGATAATATTTTTCTAACTACTATATACTTTTTATTATGTAAACTCATTTCCATTTTTCTCCTAATGTCCACATTACTAGTGAATATCTTTTACCTGATGTTATTGGTTCTACTTTATGCCATAAAAAACTAGGAAATACAATAACAGAACCTTGTTGTTTAAATTGTGGAGGAGGACTTATTATTGTGTCTTTAGTATGACTATCTAAGCCTCTTAAATTAAATTTAAAACCTCCACCCTCATAATTTTCTGGTTTTGATAACTGCACAACGATAGATAATTTTCTCATCATATTTTTTAAATTCATTGGATTTTTTATAGCGTCATTATGCCAATTATAATGACCTCTAGGTTCATATTCTGTAAACTGAACATCTTCTTGATAAGATAAATTAAACTTCCAAGATTTATTTGCATACTCAACAATAGAAAATAAATCTTTTTTTAACCACATATCTTTAATAAAAGCAGTTTTTGAGGTTCTAATTTCTGTACTATGATGTTGTTTTTCCTCATCAGACAACATGTTTTTACTCTCAAAGGTTTTTGCTTCTTTAGGATTTAAAGATTTGCCATATGCAATAATATCTTCACATTCATGAGCAGGTATTGCTCTGGGTAAATGATAAAAATAAGTATCTAATAACATAATAAAATCACCTGTTAATTATATAAAGTATTTATAAAGTTTTTATAAGTCAGCGCTAAGAACAATCGAAACATCAGCATGATTTGTTCTACACATGCATGTATCTCCGGATGCACTACCTACATTTTCACCATCTGTAAACATTGCAGCTCCCATTGAGTGAGCATGTGCTATGCCATCAAATCCATCAAACTCATCTGTACCACTATTCGTATTAGCTGCAAAACCAGAGCTGACTGTGGTAACTGTGGCAGTAGGTGCCGTTCTCATTGCATTTTTTAAATGTAATTGTACAAATATGTAATCACTTTGAAAAAAGAATCCGTTACCTATAAATTGGTCATCTCCATTACATACTACTTGAGCATATCTTTGACACATTCTAAGTTGTGTTGCATGGTCAACAAATTGAAATTCTGGTTCTGTTCCCTCTGCATAATTTCCTAATTCTAATTGTACACCTGTTAGATATAATTCATTATCTGTGCTATCAAAAAATGAAGATATACCAGCATATCTATTTGCTGAAACAGCGTCTGCCCAAGCACTATCATTTAATGTTCCACTTGATGTATCAGACCCCATATGTATACCAAAATTAAGTTGTAATGATTGGTCATTGTCATAGTTAAAATCATCACTAGTTGAAGTATCAGCAGGAAAATTAATAATATATTTTGTCCAAGATGTAGATACTGTAAATAATTTAGTTATTTGTCTATTATTATCAGAATCATACAATTCTACTGCATAAGTTTTTGCCGTACCTTTTGCCCAAAATATTACACACCATGTGGTACAGTCAGCAGTTCCTTTATTAAATAACGATAAATCTTGTCCTTCAAATGATTGATAAATATTACCAAATTCATCTGAAGCTATTGATGTATCTGCTGTTGTGCAATCTAATTTTAGAGAATGTTTAAATCCTTGACCTGTAGGAACATCTGTGCTTTGAGTTGATGTAAGTCTTCCTGCTGTGTTAGCAAAGTTATGTCTAAATCTATCAACAGTTACATAAGAGTTACTAGCACCTACACCTGTTGCACTGGTTCCTCTTTGTGCTACTCTCATGTCTCCATTCATAACTAATGGGTAAACATGATTTCTACTTATTTTATTTGTTCTACTTACTAAGTTAGCAACATCTCTATTAATTGTCATTTTTAATCAGCGTCTTCGGTTGTATTACCAGCAGCTTCCCATTCTTTCCATTCAATATTGTCTGTATTATGCTCATCTAATGGAATTAATTTTATACCAAAATCTGCATTAGCGTCATCCCAACACTTTACACAGGTAAAAACTCCCTCTGGGTCATTAACTTTTTTATATTTTATTGCCATTTCATTCCTCCTTTACATTATTTATAACTCGGCATTTACTAATACTCTAGTATCAGAGCTGCCTCCATATACATAAGCATACGCTGTACTAGCTGTGGAAACATTAGCTGAAGCATGTAATGATAATCCGCCATTTGCATGCCCAAACTGTGCGGAGTTAAAATGATTAAATAAATCAAAACCATTATTTACATCAATTCTTAAACTGTCTGTTGCACTTGATTGAATTAGACTTGGTGTTGTTCTAAAAGGTGCTCTGTAACATGGGTCAGCCTCAATTGTGCTAGCAGTTTGAGAACTTGCATTTGCAAAAATATGGTCTTGTGCAAATGCTAATAATTGACAATATCTATCACATCTTTGTCTTTCTATTGCCACATCTGTTTTTCTAAAATTAGGTATACTATCAGCTGTAAATTGACCTATTTCCATTTGCAATCCTGTCATCTTAACATCATTATCAGTACTATCAAAAAAATTATTAGGTGTATTACTTGTGTGCATGTTTGCATTAGTATTTGCTTCCCAATCTGTTGCAAGTGTTCCAGATGTAAAATCTGAACCTGCACTTAATGTTGTTCGCCATCTTAGACCTTCTCCAAAATCACTATTAGGACTATTGCCTATATCAGGTGGAAAAGTTAATACATGTCTTGTCCAATCTGTTGATGTTGTAAATTCTTTTCTAATTGTTCTATTATGGTCACTATTAATAAATCCTGTTGTAAATTTAAATGCTTTATTTGTTTTCATATAAAATGAAACTGTAATGTAATTAGCAGATGTATCATTTGAAGTATCTGACCAATTTAATAAACTTGCAATATCAAATGCTTCTACTCTATAATCTATATTAAAAATACTACTATTTGTTGCTAAACTAGCTTCTGCTGTTGTACAGTCTAGATGTAAACATGTTCCGAAACCTGACAAATCTGTTACTGCTGTACCGGCTGCCGTATATCTACCGGCACCTGCTGCTATTGAGTGTCTAAGTCTATCATGAATAACATATCCTTCATCACCATCACCTAAACCTGTAAGTGTATTATTTTGTCCATAATTATTTACCATTAAATCTCCATTTATAACAATAGGATTAGTAGTAGGACTATCTAAACCCTGTGTTGCTAATTGTGATACTACACTTGCTAAATTTCTTGCTGCTGTCATTTTATAACTCCGAACTTATTTGTAAATACGAGGCTGCATTATTAGTACATAATAATCCACAAAAAGTTTGTGATATGCCTGCTGGTATATGTGATGTTATTTGTAATCCTTGTTTTAAATAAGTTGACCTACCGTGTATGAGGTCAATAGTATCGCATAATTTAGATTCATTATCAACCTGTATCTTAAAATGATTTGAGGCGTCTTTTACTAACATTGTAGGCGTTGTTCTTTTTTCTGTCATTGTATTTATTACACAATTAAATTGACTTCCGGTATACATTCCGCCATTACCTATTAACTGGTCATCACCACCTGCATGTGCCTCAAAATATCTAAAACATCTAGTTAATTCTTCTGATATAGGCATGTGTCTAAATGGTGGTATTGTTGTAGCAGTATATTCACCTATTTCTATTTGTACACCTGTTAGATATAAAATCTTGTCTGCTGTTCCTTGAAAATTTACTTGACCTGCAGCTCTAGTATTATTTGTAACAGAGCTCCAAGATGTACTTAAAGTTCCACCTGTATAAGTTGAACCAGCTGCCAACCAAAAAATTACTCCTAATCCTTGGCCGTTATCATTTGCAAATTTTCCTGTTGTATCGCCATCATAAACTAATACTTTCTTTTCCCAAGTATCTGCACTAGATACTGTATATGCCTGGCTAATTTGTCTGCTATTTTGATAATCATATAACTCACATATATAAGTTCCTGTTACTCCTGATTTAATCCAAAATGATACAGTTAATTTTTTAGCGTCTGAATGACCTTTTCTTGTTATAAGACATTTTTGGTCTTCTATAATTTGTTTCCAAGATAATACATCTCCAGCTGCTAAACTGGCGTCTGCTGTACGACACCTTATTTTTACAGAGGTTTTAAATCCTTGGCCTGATGGAACATCTGTACCTACTGTTGTATCAACAGCACCGGCAGTAGTTAAATCTAAATACCATCTATCATGAGTAAAATATCCACTAATATCAATGTTCTGACCATTTCTAGTTGAATCTGAATCCATTCTTTGTGTGATTCTCATATCACCATTAATTATTAATGGGTGAGTAGTCTCTGATTCAGTAGCTTGTGCTGTTGGAGCTAATGCTAATAAGTCTGCTGTGTCTCTTGCTCTTGTCATAATACTATTTATTCATCCGTATCTGTTTCTGGATTATATTTTTTAGAATCTTCAAAGAAATCTATGTTTGTTGTAAATCCAAAATCATCATCAGCGTCTGCACTTGTAGGATTAGGAGTTGTTGTAACTCTTTCTGTTCTTGCCTTATTTGTTGTATCTGTATCATCATACAAGTCAATCTTAACTTCTTTAATAGTTTTACTTGTATTATCAGGACCAAATAGATAAGTCTTAGCAGTAAAATTCAATGTATAGATAACTGCTCTTCTTGTTGTGTAACTGCCATCATAGGTATCTGCATAATTAATACTATTTAAAACAATAGGTACATCTCTTTTAATATTTAATTCTGGTACTGCATTTACTGTTACTGTATAGTCTGGTTGAAAGAATGGTATTATTTGTTCTACTATCTGAAGACCAGCTTCAGCACTTGCTGTAAATGAATATAAAGAAAAATTTAAATTATACGGAACAGGTGTATAATTAAAATTCATCACTTTACCATCTACACTAGATTTAACAGTTTTATATTTTTGTACTCTTGTAAGTTTTCTTTCACCATCATATGATAGACCTGTTATCTCAAAAGATAACTTAGGCAAAGTAACTGCAAATTGTCTATCAGATAAATTTGGTTGTTGTTCTAGTCTTGTTAGAAACTTTTCTTTAGGTGCATATGCCAACGGCACACGAATAGATTGCACTATATTACCATTTGAATCCCTTCTTTTAATTTGTATATTATTAAAGATTTGACCAAATGCAATAGTCATTCTTCTCATTGTCTGATTGTAAAAATAATCTCCGAACATTAGAAGTCTACCTCACCAAATGGATTGCGTTCTGTAAAGTCTAGTATATCATCACCCACACTTGCTGTATCAAAACCTGCCTCACTATCTAAATCAACATTATCTGCATAAGGTGATTGTGTTTGTATTGCATAAGTTTCCATTAAGAAGTAGTTAGGGTCACCACTTGCTCTATCGTTTTCAAGTAATAGAGAACCTTCTTCTGCCTCTAAAGTCATTTGATGTGCTAACATATCAAGTGAGAATTTATCTTCAGCGGCGTCAATGTCTGCAACGCCAGTATCAAGTCTTTCAGATGAGTACTCGAATCTAGTTACTCTTAGTTTATAAACAGGCAAGTTGCCTAATTGAAAGAATGGTTCTTGGTCTTCAATAAATTGAATCTCAAAGAAACTATTCATTAAAGGCATATAAATGATATCGCCTTCGTTTGGTCTATCAGAAACTATTTGTGTAGAAGGGTCTCCGACAATATCTTCCCACCTTCTTTTCGATACAGTAAATGTTGTATCTTCTCTTATTTCTAATCCGAATTTAGATATTAATTCTTGTTCGCCAGCAAATCCTTCAGTTGTATCCATATACATTTCACAAAGATAAGCTGCATTAAATTTACTTGCAACATCTTCGCCAAGTATAAGGTCTTTGTTTACTAATGTTCTAGGTAGGTAATAGACATCATGTCCATAGATTTTTAAACCTTCAATAATTAAGTTTTCAAAAAGTTTTTTTTCTTCTGATGAACCTATGCCATTTCCACCTTGAAAGTAATGATTTGTTGGCATGGCGTTATCCTAGTATCAAATGAGGTGGTTCCTCGTAATTACTTCTGACTTCTTGTTCTAGTTTTAATATTTCTGATTCTGCCTGTTGCATGATTTCATTACCATTTAATGATACGCCACCAATCATAGTAACACCGGCAAATTTAGATAAGTTTTGACCCCATTGTAATTTAAATTTTTGAGTAACATATCGTTTTACCCATATGTCATTAAAAACATCTGTGTATGTAGCAGGGTCTAATTTTCTATAACAGTCAATAATTAAATACTCATCAACATCTAAGTCATTTGTCCAATCCATATCAATGTATAATCTGTTGTCTAGTTGATTATATCTAATAGGTTTTTCACCTACTAATATATGGTCTAAGAAATCTAAGTGTCTTAATACAACATCATAATTAACTACTGATGTTGAAGAAAAATCGTATAAGTCATTTAATCTTAATTGATATCTAACATCAAATAAGTTTAGATTGCCTTTATCTGAAAAAGGGAATATGTTTGTAACTGCAATTACTGTATCAGGTATAACAAGATAGTTGTCTTGTTCAAAGTGTGTAGTTGATACACTACCTTCCTCTAAATCAGTAGCAGATTCAGTACTTCTAGTTTTATTTTGTAATCTTGCCTTATCATCTGATGTAAGTTTATATTTTAGATAAGTTCTACGAATACCATCTGTGTGATATTGTGCGAAATATTGTAAACTCTCATCTAGCCTATCTTCTAGTTGGTCTTCATCAACATTTATTTCTATTACAGGTTTACCTAATGCCCTTAAAGCATACTGTTTTAGTGTTTCTCTAGTGTTTGGGTTTGCCATATCTTAATTCCTCTATACTATTTATACACTATAATAAGGCAGTTTATAGTTAGTGCCACCTATCGCAACAGTAATAAAACCAACAGGTGTATCTAAACTTTCAGTCTCAAAAGTTCTAGCACCTATATTTGTTGTAATACTTGTTGAACCAGATGTAACTGTTCCTTCTACTGCAACAGTACCAGTTGCATTTGGTAAAGTAATTGTTCTATCAGCGTCTAAACTATCTGCGACAGTTAATGTTAATTCGTGAGCGTCTGCACCATCGCCTTCAAAAGTTAAATCTGTTCCTGTATTTAAAAATAATGCTGTAGCGTCTAGTGTTGCAACAGTAGCTGATGAACCATTTGTAATAACTTTAAAGTCTAATTGTCCGTCTTCTGTACCATCTGTAACATCTAAAGCATTTGCACTTATCTTACCATAAGTAACTGCCTGGTCAGCACTATTTTCACCTTTAAATACTAATGCACCTAATTTGTCATCATCTGCTGGACTAGCAGAGTTTCTTTTAATTACTAAAGCAGGACCTTCAGTACCATCATCACCGGTGCCTGTTACAGTTAAAACTGTACCGATACCTGTTGATGTAAATGTACCTGTTGTACCTTTAATATCTGCACCTTCAAAGTCTGCTTTTGTATGAGATATATTACCTGTAGCGTCTGCCGTAGCAGTTGTAGTTGCAACAACAAATTTATCTGCTGATTCATCCCACATCATTATTGCATTATCGCCAGTTGAACCTCTTTCCATTATGATACCAGTATCATTTGCATTTGAACCAGCACCTGAATTTAATTCTAATAAACTATCTGAAACAGTTGTGTTTGTAGATGATACAGTTGTTGTAGTTCCGTTTATAGTTAAATTACCTGCTATAGTAACATTGTCTGGCAATCCTATTGTTATTGTATCACCACTTACTGAAGTATTTACTTCGTTTGTAGTACCTTGAATTTTTAGTGTATCTGTCGCAAGTGAAATAGTTGCACTTGTTGAAGCTGTATCTACAATAGTTAAATCTGTTGAAATACTTGCTGTTGAAGCTGATGTTAATCTACCTTGAGCGTCTACCGTTATGACAGGAATTGCTGTTGATGAACCATATGAAGCTGCACTAACACTTGTGTTTGCAAGTTTAGCTGCTGTAACAGCGTCATCAGCTAATTCGGCAGTAACAACACCACCGTCTTTAATCGTAACTGCACCTGATGATACTCCAAAGTTATCACTACTAAAACTTGCAACACCTTTATTAGATGTTGTAGCGTCTTCTCCTGCAAAAGTTATAGTGCCAGAACTTTCTGTAACATCCATACCTTCGCCAGCAGTAAATGTAATTGT